GTATTTTATACCAAAATAATTTTTCTCCTTGACCACAAGTTGCTATGATGCTATACTTTATAAAATTGTAGAAGAATAATAACATGGCAACTAATACGAACAAGCGTGTAGCCATTAAATGGATACGAGATGGGGCTAAAGCAGCTTATATAAAGCTACCTAATTGTTATATTTGTGGAACTACACAAGATTTAGAATTGCATCATACACACGGACTTACCAATCTTTTTGAGAAGTGGGCTAAGGAAAAGAACTATAGTATAGAAACAGATGACGATGTTTTAGCAATACGGGAAGAGTTTATCAATACACATCATAAAGAGTTGTATGAAGACGTATTCACGTTATGCAATAAGCATCACCAACAGCTGCATAAAATCTATGGTAAATCGCCTGCGCTTATTACTGCTTCCAAGCAAGGTATGTGGGTCGAAAACCAGAAAAGGAAGTTAAATGGAATGGAATCCGTTAAATTGGTTTCAGAAGAACAACCCAGCACAGGAGATAATCGCTCAAAACAGTGGTTCTCTAATTTCTTCTGACCAACTAATAAATTATATACAAGCATTTAGTAAGTTAGAGACTGTAAATCGCGGCACTAATATGATTACTAGTTCTTGCGCTAGTCTCAACTATGATATTAAGGATAAAGTTTTTGACGGAGTTGCCACAGGTATTCGTGCAAAACAATTAAATAGTTTATTAAACTTTAAACCTAATCCTTATCAAAGCATTCAAGATTTTAGAACAGCAATCTTTACAGATTTCATTCTAGAAGGTAATATATTTATTTATTGGGACGGGGCTTTCCTATACCACTTACCAGCAAATATGATGGTAATTGCTCCAGATCCTAAAACTTTTATATCACATTACCTATATAATAATATTACAAAGTTCTCAACAGATGAAGTCTTCCATATACGTGATTTATCTTCAATAGGTATATATCGTGGAAGCTCAAGATTAGAGTCAGCAAAAAGAAGTTTAGATATACTATATCGTATGCAAACTTTCCAAGATCAGTTTTTTGAAAATGGTGCTGTTACAGGGTTGGTACTCGAAACAGAGAATACACTTTCACAGTTAGCAAAAGATAAAACAATAGAAAAATGGCGTACACAGTATAGTCCAAAGAATGGGGCTAAGAAGCCAATTATACTAGACAGCGGATTAAAACTTAAATCAATGTCTACAGCAAGTTTTAAAGATATGGACTTTGATGTCTCTATCCAAACTCACGATACAAAAGTACTTAAAGCACTTGGAGTTCCACCAATTCTTTTAGATGGTGGAAATAATGCAAATATAGCACCTAATCTTAGACTACTATATCTTGAAACAGTAATACCCATTGTAACAAAATACACATCAGCTCTTGAAAGATTCTTCGGTTATGATATCGAACCAATCACTTCAGGGGTTTCAGCATTACAACCCGATATTAAAGATGTTGCAGCATATCACTCAACATTAGTAAATGCGGGCATCTTAACCCCTAATGAAGCACGTATTGAATTACGTTATACTAAGTTAGAAGGAGCAGATGAAATAAGAATCCCAGCTAATATAGCTGGTTCTGCAGCAAATCCCTCGGTAGGTGGTAAGCCTAAAGCCGACCCAGCACCCCCAGGGAATAATTAAAGGAGCAATATGGATATAAAAGGTAAAGTCATTCGACTGGACTCGCTTTTCCAAAAAAGCGCCCCTTTACCCACAACTGGGGAAACTATAGACTCTATATTTATTGAAGGGTATGCAAATACTACTACGGTAGATAGAAGTGGCGATGTAATCCCTAAAACTGTTTGGGAAAAGGGACTTCAAAATTACCTTAAAAACCCTATTATTTTAGCGTATCATGACCATGACGAACCTATCGGCAGAATGTCAGAATACAAGATAGAGGATAAAGGTTTATGGATTAAAGCACGTATTTCTGCAGCCGCAGAAGATGTATTTAATTTAGTAAAAGATGGTGTTCTTACAGCTTTTTCTGTAGGATTCATAATCAAAGATGCAACTTATGATTCAATTACTGACCTCTTTATTATTAAAGAGCTAGAGCTACTAGAAATATCAGTAGTATCAGTGCCTGCAAATCAAGATAGTACATTTAGTTTGTCAAAGTCTTTTGAAAGTGACGATGACTATAATTTATTTAAAAAACAGTTTTCAACTAATGAACCTGCTAAAGAGCAAAAAACATTAGAAGAACCAACCGTTCAACAAAAAGAGGAAATTTTTATGGATCCAAAAGATTTAGAAGCCTTATTGGCTAAGACTGCAGCTGCTGCTGCTCAAACTGTAATCGATGCTCAAGCTGCTGAAAAAGCTGCTGATGCAGAAAAAGCTGCTGAAGCTGCTGCCGTTGAAAAACGCATCGCTGACGCTGTTGCTAAAGCTACTGTAGTTACTTCAGGTACTTCAGGTGCTGAACAACTTTTAGCTGATATCACAAAACGTTTAGATTCACAAGAAGCTACTAACAAATCAGCTATCGCTGGTTTAGAAGAAGTTATCAAAGAAAAATCTAAAGAATTAGAAGCTATTCAAAAAAGCAAAATGAACTTTGCTGGCGATAAAGAAGGTGCTGCTTATTCTGAAAAAGAATCTGCATATCTACTTTCAAAAATCACTGGTAAATCTATCCAAGATACTAAATACGGTGCTGGCATCGTTGAAAAAGCAGGAGCTCACGTTCCTTCAGCTACTTGGGAATTAGAAGTTTCATTGAACATGGAAAATGAAATCCGTCGTCGTTTAGTTGTTGCTCCATTGTTGCGTGGCATCAATATGCAAACTAACGTTATGACAATCCCAGTAAACCCAGAAGCAGGTGATGCAACTTGGATTACTAATGCTCAATTCGGTACAACTGCATCTCCAGGTTCTGCACAAACTCATCAATTGGGTGCTGTAACATTGAATGCATATAAAGTTGCAACAATGGAATACTTGGCATACGAAGAGGAAGAAGATTCATTGTTAATCTTGTTACCTACTATCCGTGATGCAATGATCCGTCGTGTAGCTCGTGCTGTTGATAAAGCATACTTGGTTGGTGCCGGTTCTGGTTCTGATCCAGTTAAAGGTCTAGCAGTTTATGATGCTACTTCAGTAGTTGTTCCAACAAATACTGGCGTTGCTTCTATTGCTAACTTGCGCGCATTGCGTAAAGATTTAGGTGCTTGGGGTCTAGAGCCTTCAGAATTAGCTTTCTTAGTTTCTACTGAAGTTTACTACGATTTGTTAGATGATACATCATTCATGACTATGGATAAAGTTGGTCCTTCAGCTTCAATCTTAACAGGTCAAGTTGGTATGATTGGTAATACACCAGTTCTAGTATCTAGCATGTTCCCAACTAAAGCAGGTGGTGCAGCTACTGCAGCTACTAATATCGGTGCATTGTGTGTTGCTCCAGCTAACTTCTTAGCAGGTAATCAACGTGGTCTACGTTTAGATACACAAGATCTAGTAGAAACACAACGTAAAGTTCTAGTAAGTTCATTACGTACTGGTGTAACTCAATTGAGTACTTCACTAGGTCAAGGCGTTTCAACATTACGTTGGAGCTAAATCAGTTTAGCTGATTAAAACCAGCTAGGTAGTGCTGACTACCAAGTAGGGCTAGCAATAGCCCTACTTCTTTAGAATTCTAACAAGAGTTTTAAAGAAGTACAAAGAGGACTAATATGGCAAATTTAATTACATTGGCTGAGTATAAAGCCTACAATGGTATAAATAGTACCACGCAAGATGCAGAAATAAATGTGCTGATACCAAAAATTAGTCAGCTAATAAAAACTTATTGTAATCGTACATTTATTGATTTCTATGATGAAAATACATATACTTATAGTGATGGAAATGTTCCGTATATTTACTTAAAAGAATCCCCAACAGTAAATATCGCTAGTGTAGAATTTAGTGAAGATTATGGAAGAACATACACAACATTAACAGAGTATACTGACTATGTTTTAAATTTAACGCATGATAGGGTTGAATCTACAGATAGTGTTAATGGTTTCCCAAAAGCTATGAATGGTTATAAAATAACCTATACTGGTGGTTATGAAACTACTCCAGAAGAAATTAAACTAGCAGCATTAGATTTAGTTGGATATTATATGAAATCTGATATGTCTATTAAATCTACACGTAATGCAGGTGCTAATAATACTTCTATTGAATACGTAACAACAGCTAATCTTCCAGCACATATACGGAGAGTTCTAGACCTTTACCGTCTTGACTTAATATAATGAGCGTAGCAGAGTTCTCTAATACACTTAGAAAACGAATGGCAGCATCTATTAGAACAAAGATAAGTAGAAAAAATTCTGCTTTAAAAGGTTTCATCGGTGCAGACTCAGATAAAGTATCCGCATTACGTAATAGATTAAAAGCAGCTAAGTATAATAATATAGTTATTACTAAACAAGGTTTAGACGAATTAGCTAAAAAACTTGTTGGGTATAATATTGATTATAGTTCTTATGCACAGTATATGGCCTATAGGCGAGTTAATGTTGGTAAACCAACTTCTTTAAGTGATATAAATACTATAAAAGATGTTAATGTAAGCCAATCTAATAATCCAAATGCTAAAGACCCATGGACTATTATTAAAAATACTCCATATGATAATTTGTTTATATGGACAAAAGAATACTTAGAATTGATAGGTGTACCTTCAGCAACAATAAAAGCTACATTAGGTGAATTCGAAGCCGGGCATACATTAGGATTAAATACTTTTAGAACTTTAGTATCTTTTGGCTCAAGTGTAGATTTAAATAATAATGGTAAAGTAGTAATAAGGGAACAACCTGATTTAGCTGCTTTTGATAGATTAAGTCAATTATTATTAGATTTGGACTTAGCAGCTACTAACTCTATAAAGACAGATACTGGTATATATGTTAATGCAGTAAAAAACTTCAAAGAACATGCACAATTTTATATTGAATTACAGGTTAAAAATAATGCTGCAGGTACTGGAAATGCTCAAACAGGTTCTTTAATTGCACCGCTTGGATCAGCTTTAGCTAAATTTGCAAAAGCTAACTTAACAAGTACTACAGTTAATCTTAAATCTGAGTTTGATAATATAATATCAAATGTTATAAAGATAGAAGATAAAGCTAGAGCTATAATAGAACAGTATCCAGATTCATTAAAAGCAGCAGCATTAGAAAATTTAGATATGCTAGTAAATCTACGTGGCTCTCCTTCTATGAAGGAACATATACAAGATTTAACTATATCAACACTTAAGGGTGAAAAAATAAAAACGAGTAGTTCTATAATTAATGATATAGAACTAGTTAAACTAGAAGACCCACTTAAGAAAACAAGAATAGAAGTACAGAAATTAATCAGAGAAGTAAGAAACGCAACAAAGAAAGCAAAAATTTTAGCTGAAAAGAAAAAATCAGCACAGATAAGAACCCAAAAGGGGCAGTTTATAAGTCCAGTAAGTATAAAAAACTTACTTAATAGTAAATTAGCCCAACAAATACAAAATAATATGGGTAAGGGTACTGCAAAAGCAGTTCTTAATTATCGTACAGGAAGATTTGCTAATTCAGCAGAGGTAACAGCTGTTACTAATAGAGATGGTGCCGTAACTGCTTTTTATTCTTATATGAAAAATCCATATGCTACATTTGCTCCTGGTGGTGCTCAAAGTTCACCAAGTAGTAGAGACCCAAATAAATTAATACAACTTAGTATTAGACAGTTAGCCACTGGAATTATGGCAAATAGACTTAAGGTGGTACCAGTATGAGTGCGAGAGCTAGTATAACAGCAACCTTAGTAGATACTTTAAAACTTATTGATGGGACAGGTACTTATCAAACAAATGTTTTTAATAACGTTGAAAATAAACTTAGATTTTGGGATGAACTTAATGACTTCCCACATATATGTGTAGTACCTGGTTCAGAATCAAGAGAGTATTTACCTGGCGATTTTAAATGGGGTTATTTGAACGTATCTTTAAAACTATATACTAAAGGCGAAAATCCTTTAGAAGAACTAGAAAAACTGCTCGAAGATGTTGAAAACGTAGTAGATAGTAATAGGGTATTAACATATGATGTAGCAACGAATGCTCGTACTACAGAAATACTTATAAGCTCTATAGTAACAGATGAGGGTCTTTTAGCCCCATACGGTGTAGGTGAAATTAACCTACAAGTTAGATACCAAGTTCTATAGGCTATAACGCAGATAAATATCTAGCAATTAGAGTATAGAACTACAATATAAAGGAATTCAAACTATGGCTTTAAATTTAAGTCGTAACACCAGAGTATGGTTTACAACCAATGTAAACCCTACAACAGGCGTTTTGCCTGATGCTACAACTGGGTATTCTGCGTTTACTTCCGCAAATACCTTTGAACTTCAAGTACTAGATGGCTATTCTTTTAGCCAAGGTACTGCAAGTACTCCAATTACATTAAGTGAAGCTGGTAATACACCTAACCGTGGTCAACGCGCATTTAATACTGCACTTAACCCAGTTGATTTATCTTTCTCAACATATATCCGTCCACGTTTAAATACAAACGTTACTGCTATTGAAAAAGTTCTTTGGAACGCTTTAACCGGTTCTACTGATATTGATGCTACTGGTACTGTAGTTACTAATATTACTCGTGCTTCTACACTATCTCCAACAGTTACTATTGTAGGTGCTACTGCATTTACAGGTTACGCAGTTGGTGATGCAGTAAATATTACTGGTGTTACAGGTACTACAGATTGGAACTCTCCGGGTGTAATTACTTCAAGTACAGGTGCAGGCCCATATACTTTAACAGCAACTATGGCAAAAGCCCCAGCTACTTTAACAGCTGCACTAGGTGGAACATTAAAAGTATATAAAGGTCAGTGGGCGGAAACAACTACTAATGCATATACATCCTTTGTTGGCTCTAATAAAAATCAACTTCAAAAATTCGCAATGATTTTCATGGTTGATACAGCAATTTATATTGTTGATAATTGTGCACTTAACCAAGCTGTTATTGATTTCGGTCTAGATGCTATCTCTATGATTGCATGGTCTGGTTTTGGTACTGCAGTTAAAAAAGCAGCAACTTTAGTATTAGCTAATTTAAGTTCAGCTACAGCATATAGTTCATCAGCTAATTATATTACAAATAAACTAAGTTCAACAACTTTAGTAAGTAATATTGGTGGCGTATCTGGTACTTCATATAGCGTACCATTAACAGGTGGTTCAATTACTATTAATAATAATATTAATTATATAACTCCAAGTAATTTAGGTGTTGTAAATACTCCAATTGGTTATTACACAGGTACACGTTCAATTACTGGTTCATTAAATGCATACTTGAAAACAGGTACTGCTGGTGATACAGGTACATTGTTATCAGATATTCTTACAACTTCAGCATCAAGTCCTGAAACTAAATTTAAACTTCAAGTTGAAATTGGTGGAAGTATTAATGCAGTTCGTGTAGAATTAGATATTGCCGGTGCATCCTTAACTGTTCCAACAATTGATATTGCAGATGTAGTTTCTACTACAATTGGCTTTACCGCTCAAGGTTCAGATGCATTGTTAAGTACTAATACTTATGATATTACAGCAACTAATGACTTAGTAGTACGTTACTATAGTTCTTAAATAAATAAAAATAAAAATAAAGCCCCTTAATTGGGGTTTTATTTTGTCTATACCACTAAAATTTTTATCATTGCTATTTCTATGCACTTGGTGTATACTAACTAAAATACGAAAGTATTTGAACTTATTTAACAAAAGGAAATACAAATGTCAGCACTTAACCTATCGACACTTTTAGTGTCGAGCAAAGAAACAGAAGTAGAATATCCAGGCTACCCAGGATTTAAAGTTAATCTATGCTTTCTAAGCCGTGAAGAATTGGTAAAAATTCGTAAAAAAGCAACTAAAATTACTTGGAAAAATCGCCAACAATCAGAAGAACTAAATGAAGATTTATTCTTATCTTTATATGTACAAAGTACAGTTAAAGGTTGGAGTGGTCTAAAACTATCTATTCTTCAAAAATTAGCACCAGTTGATTTAAAAGGTCAAAAAGATTTAGATGCAACATTAGATTATACAGAAGATAATGCCCTTTATCTAATGAAATCATCAACAGAATTTGATTCTTTTGTTAGTGAGCAGGTTTCAGACCTAGCAAATTTTCAATAGAACAGATGGAACTAGTACTCAAGCAAATTGATTCATTTCTAAAGAACTCTGAGGTCTCTATGACTAAAGAGCAATATTTCGAAATGTGTCAAATGCTTGGCTCAGAACCATCAGAGGAAGAAATTCCTGTTGAGTTCGATGATTTTCCATTAGAAGTACAAGAAGCATATTTATTATATAATATAATATCAGATAACTGGGATACTATGTCAGGAACCTATTTAGGTAAAAACATGGTAGGAGTTAAAGATATTATGGAAATATATGGGATTGAAGATGCACGGCTAACTCTTCAATTAATTAATAGTATAGACTCTATAAGACGTACGATTATTAATAATAAGAGAGCCAGTAAAAACCAGCCTACTAAATAATATAGAGGCTGGTTTTTTATTAAGGAGAAGGAAGTGGCAGCAAATACCATTAATGTAGGAGTAAATGTTTCTGATAATGGAACAATAGCACAACTACAAACAAGACTTAAAAGCGCAAATAAAGACTTACAGTCTTTAAAAAATGTTATGCGCCAAACAGGTTCTGGTGTAGCGGGTGCTGGTGGACCAAGTAAACAAGAGAACATTGAATATCGTAATGCACGTGGTGTTGCAGGTACAGGTGGTGGTGGTTCTCGTGACTTCGCAAAACAATCCCAAGGGCTTGGTGGATTAGTACATCTATATGCAACGTTTGCTGCTAACATATTTGCTGTATCAGCTGCATTTATGGCATTAGATAAAGCTGCACAATATGAACAAATGATTCAAGGTGCTAAAGCACTTGAAAGTTCAACTGGTGCATCTTTACGCTCTATTGCAGACCAAATGAAAAATGTCACAGATGGTGCTTTAAGTATGCAGGAATCAATGCGTTTAACCGCATTAGGTTCAGCAGCTGGACTATCTCAGAAGAAAATATTAGAATTAACTAAAGGTGCCAAAGGTGCTTCACTTGCACTTGGTCGCGATATGGGTGATTCTATTGACCGTGTAATACGAGGCGTAGCAAAGCTAGAACCCGAACTACTAGATGAGTTGGGAGTAGTTACTCGCGCCCAAGAAGCATATAAAACCTATGCTAAGAATTTAAATGTAAGTACAGATGCTTTAACTAGTTATCAAAAGACTATGGCATATAGTAGTGCCGTGGCAAAAGAATTATCAGATAAATTTGGTGAAGTTAATGCCCAAGTAGATGCAAATCCATATGCTAAATTTTTAGGGCAATTAAAAGATGTAGGAACTCAATTATTAACGCTAGTTAATGGAGTAGTTACACCAGTTATAGAAACTTTAACAAATAATATAGAACTAATGTACGCCGGTGTATTACTATTAGTTAAAAACTTAACTTTGCGTGCATTACCAGAAATCACTAAACTTTTTACAGTATCTCCAGCAGTTATTACAGCAAGAAAAGCTCAGGGAGAGGCTATTATTGCTGATATGAAGGCAGCTAGTGCAGCGGAAATAGCTATAGCACAGGAAAAACAAAAAGAATTAATAAGAATAGAAGAAAATGCCTTAGTAACAAAAGCTAATTTACGTAGACAAGAATTAGCCCAATATAAATCACAGGCTTTTGCAGATCCAAGTAGTCCTACAGCACAGGCAGTAAATAGATTAGCCTCCGGATCTCAAATAGAATTAACTAATAGACAACTAGGGGCTTTAAAAGGTAATGTAACTAGAGCGTCTAAAGACTTAGAAGCTGCTAAGAATTCAACTAAAGCATCGGCAGAACAAATAGCTAATTTAACTGCAAGACAATTAGCAGCTAGTAAAGTACAAGAAGCTTCAATTGCTATAAAAACACAAATTCTAGCTACAGATACAAGAATAAATGAAATTACCCAAGCTATGGGTATCACAGAATCAGAAATATTAGAAAAACAAAAACTACAGACTACTAATTCCCAAGCTCAAATCGACTTAGCTAAAAATCATTTAGCAGTTTTAAAAATGGAAAGAAATCAATTAATTGAAAATGCTAATTATACTGATCCAACCGGTCGTTCAGGTAGGGCAGCTGCAGCAGCTCAAGATGCAAAAATAAAAGAGGCAAGATTAGCTTTATTAGCTACTAACCCTAAAAATATTAGACAAAATGTACCTTCAGCTATGGGTCCAAATGGTGTAGCAATACCTTCTATTGCCGGAATAGAAAATACCTTATCAGCAGCAGGTAAAAAAGCTCTTGCATTTGGTAGTGCTATGGATATAGTATCAATAGCAGCATCAGGTGCTGGTAAAGCCCTTGGTAAAATAGTAGGATTTTTAGGCGGTCCTTGGGTTATGGGGGCTATGATAGCCTGGGAAGTTCTATCTTTTGGAGCCGATAAATTAGGTTTATTAAATAAAAAGAATGACGAACTTAATAAAAGTTTAGAAGAAGGTACAAAAGTACTAGAAACAGCTACTTCAGCATATTTTAAATATACTTTAGCTACAACTCTAGGTACTTCTAGTTCTACTGCTTTAATTCAAGCAAATACTATTGTAGCAAATACATTTGAACAAGTTAATGACTCTATAACTTTATCATTAAGTACATTTACTGAGTGGGAGAAATCTTCTACAGGTTGGAGTAGATTCTGGGAAAAAGTATTGCCAGGTAAAACTAAGTTTGATGAATTAAAAACCTTAATGTCTGAGCAATTAGCTGCTGCTAGTGCTATGGCTAAAGGCTTTGATAAAATTCAATTAGAGAGTTTATCAAAAAGAGTTAAGAATACAAATGAAGAAGAGGGTTTAATAAGCCTTAATAAGATTCAAGAAGAAAGCTCCTCTATATTGCAAAGAGTTTCCGAAGCCAAAAAAATAGAGAGTTCTAGAATTCAAGATTTAACTAAGAAATATGGTGATGCAGCTAATGCTGTAGAAAACTTTAATAAGAAACAAATAATTAAAAATGCAGATTTACGCATAATAGATGAAACTTTAGTAGCATTAAAAAACTTTATGAATAGTACAGCTACTGAAGATGCAAAACTTCAGATGTTGGCCGGACTCCCAGAAGAAATAGCTAAACTAGATAAAGTATTAGCTGAATCTAGAAAAAGTGCAGTAGAAGAATTAGCTTCTAGACGTAATACTGCTGAAGTTCAAGTACAGTTATTAAAAGACCAAAAAGCTCAAGAAGATAAATATAAATTATCTAGAACTGAAATAAATATACTAGAAGCCACATCTAGTAAAGAATTACTGGCTATAAAAAGAGCCCATGAAAAAGATTCCGCTAGTTTCCAAGATATGGCTTTAAAAGTACGATATGAAAAAGAAGGTATATATATTGAAGAAAGACTTGCTAAAGAAAATGCTGCAAAAGAGGCATTTGAAAAATCTCAAGCCGCTCAAAAACTAAAAGATGATGAAGTTAGAAATACTACACTTAAAAATCTTGGTTATGATATGGGTAAGGAGATGGTAGCAGGTTGGGTAGCTAATTTACCAGAATGGTTACTCAATCTATTTGATAAAACTAAGAAATCTACAGCAACTCCAGAAGCTAAACTTGCAGCAGATAATGCAGTATTAAGATCAAAAAATCAATTACCTAATGATGCTATAGGTATGGCAAATACTAGTGGTGGTGTAACTAAAGCTAGACAAGATTTAGGTACGCGAACATATGATATAGCTAAGTTATCAAGTGAACTAGATCCACAAGCTATAGAAAGAGCTAGGGTAGCTAATGCAAATAAAGAACGTGATAATGCCTTACAAAAATTAGGATTACAAGACCAATTAAAATTACTAAAAGCACAGGGTGAACAACTAACTCTAAATAATAAATTAGAAGAGCAAAAAACTGGATATATATCTGAAGTATCTATTGCAGAAGAATTTATTAATAAAAGAAAACAAGAAGAAACCCAATATAACTTAAATGCTCTAGAGATTGATAGCAAAATATTAGCTAACAATAAAAAGAAAGGTTTAGATGCTGAAAAGACGGCTAAAAATCTAAGTATAGCAGAACAGGCTATACAGCAAGAGCATAAAACTAAACTACAAATATTAGATGTAGAAGAACGTGAAAAAAATATACTTGAAAAAATAAAAGAATATAACTTAAAATCCCAAACATCAATGAAAGAAAGTTTAGTTGTAGCTCAAGATGCTTTAGCACTAAAAGTAGCGACAGGAAAAATTAGTGATAGAGATGCTCTAACCCAAGAAAATATACTAAGTATGGTTAATAATACTATAGATAGAGAGAGTATTTTAGAGCAAGCTAAATTAAATGGATATACTAATGAAGCACAATTTCTTGGTACAATATGGGAAATTAAATTAAGAACTAATCTAGCAGAAGCAAAACATATAGAAGAAATGAATAGACTTAAAGAAATAGCTTTTGCTAAATCCCAAAGACAATTAGTTTTAGATAATGAAAGAGCTTCTATAGAGTTAAAAATACAAGAAGAAACTAAACGTACTGGTGGTCCAACGATGGCTCAAGTTAAGGAAGAATTCTTAATAAGAGAAAAACAATTAAAAGAAGATATCTATAATGCAGGACAAAATGCTCTATTAATTGAACAAGCTAGACTTAAAGCACAAGCAGATTTCATAGCTTTATTAGAAAAAGAACATGAAGCTAGAAAACGTAATTTTTCTACTTTAAGTACTACTGACCAAGCTCAAACAGTTTATGATGAAGCAGCTAAACGTGCAAATGATTTTGCTGCAAACATGAAAGATACTGTAACTGGTGTTTTTGATGCAGTCTATTCAGGCATGGATGCAGCTATAGATGATATAACTACTAAAATGATGAATGGTACTAAGATTAAACTAAAAGAAGTTTTAGATTTATTCCGTAATACAGTTGCAGAAGGTTTCAGAGAAATGGCAGCAGAACAGATGAAGTCTAGTGCTCGTAATATGATTAGAGATATTATGGGTAAGGTTTTACCTGGTGTAGATATGCGTAACAATGAAGAAAAAGCACTTGATTATGCTAAACGTACTGCTGAAGCTGTTGAAAGACTTGCAGGAACTAGCCCAGAAGATACTTTAAAAGGTATTGCAGGTATGTTTGGTTTCGGAAAAGATGCTCCAGGTATGGAAGGTCAAACTGCTTTTGCAGCTTCTATAAATACAGGCAATATTAGAGATATTGCAAGTAGTACTAACACTGGTTTCAATATGAACTCTACTCAAGATAATATAGATAATGCTACTTCAGCTGCAGAGTATTTTGCAACTGCAACCGATGAAGCAGGAAATAGTTTATCAGCTTTAGGTGATTCAGTACCCTCTATATTTAGTGGAATATCAGATAGTTTTGGTAGTCTATTTGGTAGTGAAGGTATAGTAATGAATCTACTAGGTGGATTAGGTAGTGGCATCAGTGGAATATTCGATAGTATAATGGGTATGTTTTCTGGTGGTGGTGGTGGTGGATTTGATATTGGTGGTCTATTAAGCCAAGGTATGGATTTCTTAAGTTCATTCTCCTTTGCTAATGGTGGCATCATGTCAGAGTATGGCGCACTTAAGTTAAATAAATATGCTAGTGGTGGTATTGCAAAT